ATCGTGATCGGATTGCTACTCCGATGATCCGCCGCTTCCTGCGCTGGCTCGGGCCATTGATCCCCCCGAATAGTCGTGGGTCGCAGCCGACGATTCCCGCCAACCCGAATCCGCCGCCACCGATCAGGAGGGCTGATGGTTGATTCCCAGCGACCGACCCCGCGACGCGATCCCCCTGCGTGGGGTGAGCGTGTGCCTGACGAGGAGCGATACATCCGCTGCCGGAATGCAGACTGTCAGCAGGTGTTAGGCGAGCGGTCGGAGTCAGGGAGACGTATTACCGTGTTCTCACCCTACATCGTGCTCGATGAGCGCGGACGAGTGGAGATTGATTGTCCGATCTGCCGGAGACGGGTGCGCCTGCCGCGTGCGGCATGATTGACCAGCGACTATCACACAACGTATCCTACGGTCAATACGCAGGGCATGTGCGCCCGGTTTGGCAGGGTTCTGCCGGCCGGGCGCTTGCATTATGATCGGACAGTACCCTGACGAATTGGAAACCGACAGCCAAACAATCTGCGCTCCTGGATGCCGCAGCGGAATCGGGCATCCGGCGGTCGATCACGGTTGTTTGTGCCGATGCCGGCGTCAGTCGAGATACGTTCTATCGCTGGCTGAAGGATGACGGTTTCCGTCAGGCGTGGGAATCGGCATGGCACGGGACGGTGCTTCGGCATCTCCCAGGCGTCGTCTCTGCGATGGTGGAGCGTGCGCAATCCGGCGACGTTGCGGCGGCGCG